CTTCTTTTTGTCGGTGAATGTTTGTAAGTCTGATCCCGTCATACTTACTAAGCATCTTTAAGAAAGATGAAGGCTCTGCTTGTATTCTTTTGGAGGTTTCTATTGGTTGGAGTTGGTTAGCATCCCCAAACATTCTTATTATACCGCCATGAGGCAACGCATCGATCAGATTACGGTGCAACTCTACGTTGACCATAGCATATTCGTCAACTAGCACTGTATCGTAGTCAATTGGGTTTTGTCTGTCTCGTTTAGGGTCTGTTGAGATAAGAGTCTTTCCAGTTTTCTCATCTCTTTCTCCCGGATGGGGATACTCAAGTAATCTATGTATCGTCCGAGCCGGGATACCTGTAGCTTCTTGTATTCGTTTAGCTGCTTTGCCAGTAGGAGCGCACAGTACAACTTCATGTCCTCTTGCTTTAAGAGTTTTATAGACATTCTGTAGAATAGTAGTCTTACCAGTACCAGCAGCCCCTGTAACAGGTACGATTCGACGGCTAATATCGCAGCAAGCACCAATAGCTTTAGCCTGTGTTTCATCAAACTTTAATCCATTGTTCATTGTTATCCCCAACGGTCTGAGCCGTTGAGTTATTAAGTCTATGCTCTTTTAATTGTTGAGCGACTTGAACAGAACACCAACGGCCAAAGTTAGCTATTGAGATCCCTAGTTCCGCTGCTTCTTTTGCTAACATATCATATTCAGCATTAGTACAACGGATTCTAAGGTTCCCACCTCTTTTACCAGTGGAATTGGGACCGAATCCTTTAGGAATTATGCTTGGAGTAGGTATCGATATCTTGTAAGGGGGATCGTATGACATCATCAAGTTCTTTCTTACGTTTTGCGTGGGAGAATGAGATTACATTTGTGTGATCGTGACATTTGTTTTCTGTATTTTGTTTGCTACCACAATAGATGCAGTAGTTGGTTCTCCAATCGAACTTATGATTGCACATAGCACACATCCCTTTGTGTGTCAATAGAAAGGTGAGGAAGAAGCCTGAGATCTCATTTAACGGTCACGGCAGCTTCTCCCTCTATCTCTCTACCTAGGAGGTCTAGACTAGTCGAGAGATATCTTTTTATAGATCGCGTTCTTGTATTGACCGCTTTCCATAATATCTAGGACGTTTTCGGCACTCTTATATCCACCAATAACTTTAATGTCGTCCTTGGAGATTTGCATAGGAACACCAGTTTTGTCCATGACTTGCATCACCGCATATATAGGTAAAGTACGGCGTTTAATCTTGGCTTTATCTTCAGCCATTATACTCC